TTACTTTTTCCTCGCTGCGGGTTTCTTCTTAGGAGCCGCTTTTGCCTTCGGCTTAACCGATGGCTTTGGCGGCGCTTCTTCAATCACTTCGGCCTTGGCAGGTTCAGGGGCTGCTATTTCTACCTTCGCAGGAGCAGGTTCGCCGCGCTCGATTCTTTCTAACTTAGCTTTGATCCTTGCATCGCTTGCCGCTTTTCTCAGAGCCTGCTCTTCTTCCATCTTTGCAATAGCTTGGCGCTCAGCTTCTCGCATGATTTTTTTGTTGTCTCGCAGCTCTTGCTGTCTTTCTAAAACATAACTGGTTGTCATTACATGCCTCCAAATTTTGCTTGTAACTCAAGCAATTTGAGTTGCGCTTGTTGCTCTAATCTTTGCATGGCAACATCTAATTTATCATCCGCAACTTGCTTTTGAACATCAATCCTTTGTTTTTGAATCTCGGACTCAAGGAGCTTTTCTTGGTCTCTTTGCTCCTGCTTTTCAGTGAACTGAGCCTGATCCATAGCCATTTCTTGCTCTCGAAGATCAAGCTCTCGCTGACGGATCTGTACTAAAGGATCTTCCTCGTTGCCTTGTCCGATAGAAAGGAGAAGGTCTTGGGTAAGTTGAGCCATGATCGGAGAAGAAAATCCTTCAATAAGCATGGCTATTTCACCTTGCAGCATTGGTTGCTGTTCAGGAGGAACCTGCTGCATCTGTTGCTGCATCATTTGAATTTGTTGCTGTATCTCAGGGCCGATTTGCTCCTGTGCCATTTGAGCAGAAAGGAACTGTAGGTGCTGCATAATGTGCGCGATAATCAGGGCCTGCGCTTGTGGCGTAGTCTTGACAACCTCAGTCAAGAATAAAGAACGATGAGCATCAATATGCGCTTGGTGGTTTTGCTGCTCGAACGCCTGCTGAGGCTGACCGATCATCAATCCGCTGTTTTCAATACCAGCATCAGCAGGCATGGGCGGTTGAGGCTGGGGTGGTGGTTGCAGCAAAGAATCGATGTCATCTACTCCGAGTGCCGCATACATCCTGCGATACGCCTCGTAAATACCTTGCGGTCCATGGATATCAGGGTTCGACTGCACGAGCTGCATTAGCTCTTGCGCCATCGTAATACGCTGAGATTGGCTGAAGATGTTGGGATCTGAAACCGGTATTACATCAACACGGCCATCGAAGTCGGTTTGCTTTACTTCTGCTGGTCCGCTGCCCGTGTTGTACGGGTACATCGGTGGTAAATATTCGTTGAATACTTTGGCGAGGAGCTGAAACTCCACTTTTTGCGAGTAATGCAGGCGCTTGTGGATTGCGCTCATAACCTTCGTACCGCGCTCAAGTAACGCGACCGTGGTGCCTACCGGCATCGCCTGATTCATGTCCCCGACGTTGGTATCAGCAATCGAGGCAAACCGCTTACCAGAATCGACCAACATGCCAAGAAGCTGCATCAATACGTTGGACGGTTCTTTGATCGGAAGAGGAATTAAATTCTCTCGCAACGATCCGCCCGTTGTGTCAATATCGCGGAACTCTCCGGGCTGAAGCGGCTCATCCTCATCTCTAATTCTCATTCCTCTTGCTTTAAAGCCAGAGGGGAGGTTAGCGATTGTTCCAGCGTCGATAAGCTGGCGTAGGATGGACGTTGAAGCCTTGGAGAGACCTCCAATCATGTGACTCAAACCAAGGCCATAAAACCCTAATCCGGGCAAAAACTTATACTGAACGAAGTAATTTATCTTCTGCTTGAGCGGGTCCTGCTCGGCGTAGTTGCGGCGAATGGCTAAAACCTGCTGAGAAGCCTCATCAATGGTCACGATATATGGGAGCTTCAGTCCTGTAGGCTCGCCATCTTCCCCCATATCCTCGTATCCGGGCAGATCAAGGATTGTATGCACCTCGTAGACCACTCTATCGCGGTTTTCGGCGTAACTAGGCTCCATTCCCTCGATTTCATCGATTTCTTCTTCGATATCACTTCGATTTTTGACATAAACGTCGCCTCGAAGCTCAACATCGGCATAGAACCCAGCTAATTGTTGTTTTCGTATCTCGTTTTTGCTCATCGAGATGACATGAGTGACTCTTTCTGCCGAAAGAATGTCTGGAGCCTCGTAAGGAACCACTAAATCCTCTGGCGCGATGAATTTCGACACCGCTCGGCTCAATCCTTGGTCGTAATAGACCTTCTTGAACGCAGAACCGGCGATCGGGAGGTAAAAAAGCAGCATATCCAGCTCGGGATCGTACTCTTGCATCACGTTCATGATGTAAAAGTTCATGAAATCCTGAACGCGCTCCGCTTGCATCTCAACTTCAGCGTTTCGAGCGCCAACAATCTCGGTTTTTACGGGACCTTTAGGGGGCAACAGCTCTTTATAGGCTTGAGCCTGAAACTGGGTCACGGATTCAGCGAGAATCGGGTGGATTACGCCAGAGGAACCCTGAAACGGCTGGCTGCGCATCTCGTCAAACTTCATTCCGAGGTACTTCAAACCGTCAACGTAGGTCTTTTCCCACTCCGAACGGCTTTCTTTGTCTGCGCTAATCGATTGAAGAACGTCATCAGCCAGCTTGCCGAGGTCAGATTTGTTCAGAAACTCAACAAGGTTGCTATCAAAGGGTATTTGTGGGGTTTCAGGGACCGCATCGATTTCGTCATCGATTAGAATCTCCTCTTCATCGACAAGAATCTGCGCTGCGTCCCTAATTAAATCTTCTCTGCTTGGCTCTGGCACCACGTCAACGATGCGCGAGAGAGGAACTACATCAGGATCATTTTCTGTTCCGAGTCTTTCGATGGCCATCAGTAGTACACCGTTCTATCCCGAGGCAAAAGTCTCGCCTCTTCTTGGTAATCGTTTTCAAGGGCGACAAATCCCCCTTGCCTAAACCGCATGAGCGCCATGGTTGCCGAGTCACAATAGTCATCGTGATCACCGTATGGAAAGCTCGCCATTTCCTCGATCACTTCTTCAGCAAAACCATCGTCCGGTGCCCAAACCATCGCTGATTCAAATATCGGAGCGACGCTGTTCATTCTTGCAATCTTATCTTGACCACGGCTTGGTGTATAGGCAGTGACCGGAATACCCATCCTGCGCAGCTCGTGCGTCAAAGGCGTGCCACTGGCCTTAGCTTCAATAAGCACGCAATCGGGTTCCCAATACTTATATTCTTCCATCGCTATTTTTTTAAGCTCAGGGAAGTCAACACGGAACCTTTTAGCGTCGAGCAGGAGTACGCACTCCGGGCCGTCGATTTCTGGCTGGAAAACCGCCCATGTTGTGATCGCAGAATAGTCAGCAGTTTCTTTTTTACTAAACGCCGTGTCGTAAGCCTGTATGACATAACTATATGCAGGCACGTAATCCTTTTCCCAAATCTGCCACCACTCACGCTTGACGATCGAACCCTCTTCCGAGGTGGGATTCTGCATCCACTGCGCATTCCACTTCGGGACCGGCAGAGAGGCTTTGACAGATAGCAACTCGTCTTTTTTCCAAAATTCGGGCCAAAGCGGTTCTTCAGATTCAGGCATGATCGCCGGGAACTCAATCAGCTCCCACTGATCTGCGTGCATTTCGCCTTGCTTCTTGAGCATCTTGCCGACCAAATCTTTGGTGCTCCATCTCGTCATTACTATCACAATGATGCCGCCGGGTTGCAGACGCTGACGTGGACCGGAGGTATACCACTCATAAACCGCATCCATGGCAGTGGGGCTTAGGGCATCTTGTTCGCTCACGGGGTCATCGATGATCAACAGATCAGCGCCTCGACCCGTGATCGCGCCACCAACACCAGCATAGAAAGATTCGCCGCCTTCGTTAGTCGTCCAGCGACCGGCTGATTTGTTATCGGCTTGCAGCTTCAGCTTAGGGAAAACTTCTTGATAATCCTCGGAGTCGATAATGTTTCGAACCCGGCGACCAAACCGAACAGCAAGCTCGGCGGTGTGAGTAGTTTGAATGATTTTGAGGTTGCCGCGCAAACCCATCATCCACGCCGGGAAGTAGGTTGAAGCAAACTCTGACTTTGTGTGTCGAGGAGGAAGGCAAACGATCAAGCGTTTCAGCTTGCCTTGCGCGATGCGGTTGAACTTCTCTCCGATAATTTTGTGGTGGCGACCCTCAACGAACTCAGGCCACATTTGTTTGACAAACTTGATGAAGTCGCCCTGACACTCTTCTTGCTTTTCTATCTGGTCATAACGCTTGAGAAGCGCTACGGCCTCTGCTTTTTCTTGGTCCGATAGAATATCAAAGTCGCGCAGAGCAAGTTCAGACATCGCCCCACTCTTCACCTTTGAATAACAAAGCCTCTGCTTCTCTCCTGCGGACTAATCCATCAAGAACCTCGCCGCCAGACTTATTCCATCGCCGAATTTCGCTGGGTACTTCTTCAAACTTACTGTCGTTCAACTTTTTCAACATAGTTGAAGAACGAAGGTTGCCGGGTCCAAGGTTGTAGGTCCACGCGACCAAAGCATCAAACTCGTTCTGTTCGAGTGGAACATCCACTGCCTCTCTCACATAACCCTCAAACTCTTCGAGGTCTTCTGCAAGCATGCGATCTGCGTCCTCTTGAGTGCAGACATCTCCCTCGCTGACGCCAGCGGTGTGGCCATAACCAATCGTCCAGACTTGTGCAGGACATAAGTATGCCTTTAGCTCGCATCCCTCAAACTTTTTAATTAGGGCTTTGCCCTCCTGACTCGTCTTCATCTTCTGCATCCAAATCTCTGTAGTATTTTATAACGCTTAGCACCTGCCTGATGTAACGCTTAACTTCAGCCATGTTCGAGCTTAGATTCTCATACCCTTTCGGCGTCAATCCGTAGTAAGCATCGACCGGCGCTTTACCCGCATTGAGATCATCCAAATAAGTTTGCATCGTCTCAGGCGTCAATACGCGCCATTCTACAGGTAAAGGCAAGATTTGGTTAGGTAGTGGTGGGTGATAAACCGGGGCGGGTTTTTCAATGGTGATAACCTCGACCGGTTTCACGTCGGGTACAGGATCGGGCCGTACCAATGCGCAGCTAGTTAAGCTGGCTAGGATCAGTAATGGCAGAAAGGTCTTCATTAACTTTTACCGTTCCCCGGTTGATGATTTTTTCGATGAGGCCGGGTTTGCGTATTGAAAGCATGTTCAGATTGTGCCGAGCAAACGTTTGCCGCATATCGGACACTTCTTTTTCAGCCTCTCTAGCTGCGTCAGTCAGTTGATTGATTCTTTTTTGGTTTTGCTTTTCTCTCTCTAGCTGCTCTTCAAGCTGCTGGTTTTGCGATTGTATTTGGCCCTCTAGTATGGCCTGATTGCTAATTGCTTGTTGCAGCTCTCCTCGAAGCGCTTGCTTTTCCGCTTCTGTCTTGTCGTAGTACAACTTGAAACTCCCGCCAAGCAGGATCAAACCTACACCTAACGCCGCAGATAATTGCCACATCACTTCTTGTTCATGTAAGCAGTTGCGCCAAAGTACAAGCCGACAATCGATGCTTGCGACAGAAACAACATATCCGACAAGGCTGCTATCGTGTCGAGCCTAGATTCGCTAACAAACGGCATCAAAGGTAGCAGGGCATAGACCATCATGCTGACCACAGCAACCCAAGCCATCAGCTTTTGACTTTCAGCCTTCTCTTCTCGCAGCTCAAGCTCAAGCATTGTTTGACTGCGCTGTAACTCCTCGTCAGTCACTACGCCATCTTTATCGAGATCAAACTGCTCGTACTGACTACCGTTCTCGAAACGCTTAGGACTCACTTATCTTTAGCCTTCCCTATGTTGATGGCTAACAGGTCAACCATCTTGTACAGCTTTCCGATCCACTCATCGTCTTTCGGTGTCGGTGTGGACGCTGCCACGATCGACGCCACGGTTACAATCAGGGTTACGATACTTACTAAATTTACTAACATATCCATAATCAATCCCAGAATTTAGTGTTGCTTGGAACCATACGCGGCTCGCACCACGCTGTCACTTGATACTGACTAGAATGAGTGCTTCGTTTTTCAATGGCATCAGCGAAGTAATTACAACGGTTAATGTTTTGAAAATACATCATGTCAGTATTTACAGCCTCTCCTTCGACCATGACCATAAGGACAAAAGCCATAATCACATAAATAGCTCCACATATATAAACAACGCACCTAGCAAAAAAGCCACGCAAAGCAGACCTATCATGGCGTATGTGCTTAGTTCTTTGATCAGCTTTTGACGCTGCCTTCGTTTTATCTTTAGTCGGTTGACCTCTCGCTCATGAGCTACCTTTGAGTCCTCAATACGCTGCATGATCTCTTTGTACTGGGCAGCACCGCCCTGCTGCATCAACAGACTGTCCTTCAAAGCTCGGTGGAAGTTAGCTGCTTGCTGCTTGGCTACTTGCAAGTTCATACTATCTTTGACAGATAGCACACCCGCTGATTTTGCCTCTACGTCCCGAATCTTTTGATCTAAATCGCTGTAGCGACTGACGAGCGAGCTGATCTGACCAGCATTAGCCCCAGCCTCTTTAACCGTGGCAAGACCATCGTTAAGGGCCTTTAGCGTCTGGAGCACTGCCGCAATCGCAGCACCCTCTCCCAATCCGAATCCAAACATACGCCATCACTTCAACCAAACCGCTGC